AGGTTGTAAATAAACTAGGTATAGGAACCGCAGCTCCCGGTAGGGAATTAGACGTAAATGGAAGAGTCTTAGCGGATACTTATGGATTCAGATCAGACACTACTCTTAGGTGGTACTATTTTGATAATTACTCTGGCAGTAACTTCATGGGTAGAGGAGGCAACGCTTACACGGCATTATACGACACGGGCGTTCTTTCTATGAGTTGGAAGGAGGGTCTGGTTGGCATTGGAACCACAGCTCCAACAAGTAAGCTCCATGTAACTGGTGATTTAGGGAACAGTGCGTTCCTTGCATATATTTATAACAGTGGAACTCAGTCGGAAGACAACGGACTTAATGTTCAAATCGCTTCTTCGGGAAGTTCTGCGATGGGACTGAGGGTTAACACTGGAGGAGATTCTAACGCATTTATAGTGGCTGGTGATGGTGACACTGGACTAGGTTTTACCCCTAGCAACTTTGCTCAAAAATTAAATGTTAACGGTGGGGTTTATATAAACGGTAATTTAGGATTGGGACGCAGTTCACCTTCAGCTCGTTTAGATATTTTAGACCCGACAGACGGTGGTATTTCTTGGTCTACATTTTTAAGAGTAGGAAGAAGAAGTGGAGACAGCACTAACGAATTAGAACTAAAGTCACTGCATGATGGTAGTGATGAAGTGGATGGGTTTGCAGTTTTCTTGCATGGTGGTGAATGTTTAGCAGTTGATAATAGTAAAAGATTATTTTTAAACGCCCTGCCTCCTGACACTTATGCAGAATCAACTGCTGACGATTTTGTTCTAGGGCATACTGGCGGTCACGCTGGAATGACCATTCGCTCTGGAACTTCCCATGCAGGTTCAATTTATTTTGCTGATGGTGTTAATGGAAATCAAAAATACAGAGGGTACATAGAGTACAACCATGATAATGAACTACTAACATTTGGTACTAGTGCAATTGGTAGATTAAAAATTAGTTCAGGGGGCGTTGGGATTGGAATTGTACCATCCAACACAGCCCTTGATGTTCAGCAAACAAGCGGAAATATTTTAAGGTGTAAGGGCGATAGTGGTAATACTCGGTTCTCAGTAGGTGCTAGTGGTGCGTGTACGATAGAAGGCAATACTGGAAGCTATCCGTTACACATTACAAATGCTGACTCAGGAGATTTAGGCTTAAAGGTTGAGGGTAGAACTCATTTAACTAATTTAGGCGTTAATGTTGCCGCCGATGCATCTGATGCTTTCTTAATTAAAAGCACTGGTGATGGAACGAATGTACTGAGCATGAAGGATTCCGCTGGCGATGCGATGTTCAATGTTCGTCAATCTGGTAACGACTGTTTAATCCGTGCTTACAAGGATGGAGGAACACAAAAAGTTCAGATTCATACTGATGGTTCCTCTTGGTTTACTGGAGGTCAGGTAGGAATTGGGACATCTGCACCGTTCACTGAGGGCTTGGAGGTTGCTTTCCCAAGTACAGATACTTCATTTAATTTAAACGATCAGTCTGACTCTATTTTAGTGCTGCGTAACAGCGACAGTGGTTCAATTAACACTGGTCGTTTCTGTGCCATCCAAATGAAAATCAATAGTAGTTCTGCTGCTGCTGAAGGAACGATTCGCACACAATTTGCTGGTGATGGTGATGCAGATTTAATTTTTAGCACAACCAAAGGCGGAACTGGTTATGACCGCATGACGTTAGATGAGGATGGGCATCTATCTATTACGGGCAATATAACAGTTGGCGGTAGCTGGAACGGTTTAGATTGGGAAGACTTACCAAACATTTCAACACTAAGTGCATTGCCATAATGGGATTACAAAGTTCAGATTTAATATTAGTTGAGCGAGGGAACACTCTCTACAAGCAAACTTTTAGTGGCAGGGCGAACATTGAATCGTCTGACCTACTGTTAGTGGAGCGTAACAATACACTTTATAAATGCACTTATTCAAATTGGAGTAGTGCTAACAACTCAGACCTGATTTTAGTTGAGAGAGGAGGAACACTTTACAAGGAAACGAAAGAAGGTTGGGTTATTGCAACAGGAGGTGATCCAGCCGCGACTAACATTGACATCCATTCAAGTAATTATTCTCCAACATGGACACCTGTTTACCCATCAAGCACTGGAGATATTACAGATAACTGGAAAGTTTTATCTATGAAAATAAACGTAACCAATAGCGGTGTATCTTCATCGGGGAATCTTTATATTGGTTTAAATGCGACAGCGGGTACTACATATTTTTCTGATTTCCATATAGCAGCTATTCAGGTTCTTCAGGAAAATCTAACTTCATATAGAGGAGATTCAACATTCTCAAATGGTTATGATTGGAATTTCGGGAGAGGCGGGGCTGGAGGTAACGATCAAAGCGATGATGATTATGGATACAAGCATTGGGAAACGACAACTACTCAAATCACAAACCAGAATAACGATCCTTGGGATTACTCATATACTGCGGTTGGGGCTGGGGGAACAGGAAGAACATGGGGTGTTGGGCATTCCACAGCAACGGATTATGTAGGTGCTGACGGAGGGATATATCAACCAACAGATCATAGCGGTGGTGGTGGGTCTATATTATCTGCAAGCGGAAACATTTCCCAAACTGGATCAAATATAGAATATCTATACGCAGAGACAAGCAGCCCAACTGCTGCTGGGGATTTCATATGGTTAAAATCTCCTGACATTACAATACACAACAATGACACAATCAGGATCGCTTACAATGGGGGCAACGGCCAGAACTCAACAAGCGGCTTGTCAGGTTCTCAAACACTTTACGTTAGGTTTGGATCATAATGGCATTAAGAAATAAATACATAGCTGAAAACGGAAGCGAGAAAACTCTTTATTACAGAGTAGTAGAAATAAATTCTCACTATGAAAAAATAAAAGGGGAATTAGCTAGTAAAACAGTAAACTTTAATATTGAAGCTATTGACGAAACGGATAATTCAATAGTTTACGAGAGTAAAGAAACAAGGGATGCGAACCAATTGTTTTGGCATGATATACAAGCCCAAGATCAAGAGGTGGAAGTGTTAATAGATAAAGCGTATGAGTATCTTAAAACTTTGGAACACTTTTCTGAAGCGGAGGACTGTTAATGAAACGCTGGTTATTAATCATAGCAATGTCGGCCCTAGTTATATGGGCAGGAGCGGGATGTAGAAATTTAAGCGAGATAACAATTTTTTAAAATGGCAGGAGAATTACAGAACATATTCGATAGCTTGTACTCAGCAGTGGTACAGGCTCAAAAATCAGTGGAGGAGTCTCTCTCAAATAATATAAGGGAAGGGTACTTTAATGAGGACGGATCAGCTAAGACAGTGAAGATGAGGCTTAATGATAAAGATGTAGAAGCTCCATTGTTCGTACTGGTTCCTCATAACACACTAAAAATAGAATCATGCGAGGTTGATCTACAGGTGAACCTTGACCATGACGGAGACAAAGCAGTTGGCTGTTTGGGTAAATTAAGAAAATCCAAGATGGCTAACGTAAAGATAAAATTTTCCAGTACGGATCAAGCTGAAGGCATGGCTCGTATCGGAGATAACCTAATAAAACTAATACCAACAATATAAATAAATCATTATGCCAGGAGCAGACGATAAACAACTAAAAGATTTCCAAGGGCTCCCGCTTTCGGAACTCATAATTGACCCTCTAGTGTCAGCGGCTAAAGGCCAGAAGAAATTAGCTGGAGTAACATTGGACTTTGTATCCTCGATTGGGTTTGAGCCTGATCCAGAAGATCCAAAGAAAACCAGAACCCGTACCGTTGATGTAGAAGTCGAACGGCTAATCAAAGGTCAAACCAAACCATTAAAACAAATGGTGAAGATGCCGTTACTAACGATGGTAACTATACCTAACCTATCTATATCTGATGTTAAGGTACATTTTGATATGGAGGTTAAGAGTCATTCCCAAAACACAGAGTCACACGACAATAAACAAGAGGATCATTCGGAGTCTGAAGTTCATGCATCTGTAAGCGGTCACTTCTGGGGGATAGGTTTTGAGGCTGGAGGTAGCCATTCCAATTCACATACAGGAACAGTCACATCGCACTCTGAAAACATCAGATCAACAGACTTCTCAGCTCGTTACAGCATTGACGTGGAATGTACACAGAATTCTCCGGCCGAAGGATTAGCAAGATTTACACAAATGCTGGCTTCTACAATGGAACCAGTAGACACACAAGCAACAAGCTAAATAGAAAGGATAAATAATAATGCCAAAAGGAAAAGGAAAACCAAAACCAAAACCCAACAGTAAAAAGAAAGGATATTAAAATGGCTAATACATACCGATGCTGCCGATTGGAACCGATGTGCGACTGCGATGAACTGGATACAGTTTGCAGTGTTGTGATCGGTTTAACAGCTACGACTGAAGATGAAAAACACACTGCCTACATAGATGGCATATATAAATACGACGAGGAAAACAAACCTACAATTGAGGAGTTCAAAGCTGGTGCATCTGCTCTAGTGTCACAATTTGCCGCTGATAACGGCTGGATTGCCAGTTTAGACGCACAAATAGAGGCAACTAAAAAACAAGATGTTCCTGTTCCAGACTTTGTGGCTCCAGAGATAACGGTTGATACCACTGTGGAACCAACACCTGAGCCTGAGCCAATACCTGAGCCTGAGCCAGTTGTTGATGAAGACACTTCAGAAGAGGAAGGTGACACTGATGAAGAAGGATAAATGCGAAAACCCTCATTGTTTTGACGATACTTGCCAAGGGAACTGCAAATGAAAAAAGAATTAACTCAACGACAAAAAGACACTCTTGCTCGCCACTCGGAACATCACACAGCAAAACACATGAGTGTTATGAAAACCATGATGAAACAGGGTAAAACATTTGGCGAGTCTCACAAGGCTGCTATGAAGAAGGTGGGTAAATAATCTATCTTGAAGACATTTATCGTTACCCTAAAATTGAGTAGCTAACGGAGCAATTATCATGGCAGATAACACAGAACAGTTAAAAACGGCGGTACAAATTCTGGCCCAGGTCAGTGACCGTGCAATGGTGGATGGCCCAACAGGGCGACAACGAGATACAGCTATACAAATATTAGCGAAACATTTCGGGCTGGAAACAGCTCCACCAGCGCAAGGTGACGACAGCCAGGAGGATGCCCCGGTTATCGAAATGCCTGACAGTGCAACTAATTGACGACCTAAAAGTTGGAGCGGCGAGCATTCTGGGAGTGGGTACGATTCTGACCGATTTGGATCTGATCCTTAAATGCCTAGTTTCCCTCGCTACCCTAGTTTACATCATCATGCGCTGTATCAGGTTCAACAAAAACAAAGACTAAATCATGCTTAAATCAAAGACCCTTTGGGGTGGTATTACAGGTATTATAGGCGCACTTGCTGGTTTTATGACAGGCGAGGTAGAGATGGGGGCTGCTATTAATATAGCCATAACCTCTTTATTAGCCATATTTGTACGCCACGGAGTCAAGAAGACCGAGAACGCTGTTAACGGAGAATAGGTGATCAATGCGTTCCATCGGGCAGCGGGGTGAGCTGCTCGTAGCAGAGAGACTTATTGCACACGGTTGGGGCGTAGCTCATCCATTATCTGACACTGCTCGTTTTGATCTATTAACGGTCAAAGGAGACAGGCTGCTTCGTGTTCAGGTTAAATCCACCCAAAAACAGCATTCATATAAGGATTCTCGCCCACACTACCAATTCCAATTGGCTCATGGGTTATCCTCAAAAAAGCGTTACGATCCACATGACGTTGATTTCTTTATCTGCTGTGCATTGGATACTCAAAAGTTCTGGGTAATCCCGTATGGGGCTATCAGGTCACTCACACTCAAAATCTATAATGGGAAGACGGGGAAAATTCACGCCTATCGGGAGGCATGGCATTTGCTCGAATGCGACAAGGAATGACATTGCTGGAGTTGCTCATAGTTATAGCAATCATAGCCATCCTGGCCTCCCTGATAACATCCAGTTTTAGCAGGGCCAAGGATCAGGCTCAGGAGGCAGTGTGCAAGGTTTACAAACAGCAGCTCATCGTTCATTACGCAGGGTACGAAGAGGAGAGGGGAGCCGACTTCTTAGTTAAGCGAGATACAATCCTAGATAGGTGCTGGGAGTGCCATCCAACCCTGCCTTAAATATGAAAATCAGTGTGGGAATAGTGTGGGAATAATAATAAACACCCCAAAATAAAAGACGTAACCTATTGATCTGCAATTAGAAAAGCCAAGAAGCATCGTTAGCCTTTTAAGCCGTTGGTTGTGAGTTCGAGTCTCACCCGACCCACCATTAATTCCCCCTTGTTTTTCCACTTTTCCTAAAGATTTTGCACGTTTTGAAGCTGAATCGTATTTTATAGTTTTTCCCACTGTTTCTCAATTTTTCCCGTTTTCTGCCAAAATGAGTGTGGGAATAGTGTGGGAATTTTAGGCCGTAATTGAGAAGTATTTCTCCACCTGTTTAGGCTTAACTTTCGCAGCGATGTAATTCGTGTCCAAACACTCCACA